CCGAAATCGTGAATGTTGCGGATACGGATGTATTGTCTTCAACCGGAGTATTAACTTCCCAAGATGTGCAATAGGCACTAAATGAATAGTAATTGTATCCGGATGTGTTTTCGGTCAATGTCAAAGCTAAAACCGTACCATTGTCCAAGGCATCAAATAATACATCTGGTTGTACGTTGGTGGATGATTCAGAATACAATGCTTCAACTGTCAAGGTTGCTGACTTTTGACCAGGTTTGTTACTTACCCAACCCGAACTTGGAGAATCCTTTGTAAGAATGTTTCTCATTTCTCTTGTAACGGATAATGTTGCGGATGTAGCTTCACCAATGGCGGTAGTGCCATCTTTGTATATCCGTAGGTCTGTTCCATTAATTATGTCATTAACTGCCATTTTTCTATGTTTTTAATTTAAAATAATTTGCGTTTCTTTTTTCTTGGTATTGCTATATTTTCTTTCAATTCAATTATTTCCTTTTCTTTTTGGATTGCCTTTTCAACTCCAAATGGTAATACTTCTTCGCATATACCTTTATCAATCAATTCCAATGCCTTCTTTTTCATTATATGCGCTCTCAATCCTTTTGTAATTACTTTATTTGTTGCCGGATTGAACCAATCCTTTAAAAATAAAACTTCCATTATCTTTCTCGTTTTAGTCTGATTTGATAATCTTGAGATAAATAGAAAACGCCCAAATCCGCATTATAATCTCCATCGCTACTATTCAACATCGTAATCCTTTGTATAGCTTGTCCATTAACAGTTCCTTGGTAAAAATCTAAAGTTGATCGTATCGCCCCAGCTAATGTTGTATTCGTATCAAAATCATTCGCATACATATCGATTTGAACCGTAATCACATCCAATGGCGAAGAACCATCTTTGGTCATAGACGGCTCTGTATCCGTTGTCGTATATACCACAAAAGGAAACTCTGCAAATTGCGGAACAGAAACAGGATAGATACGACTACCAACAATATCAGTAACAGAACTTGCTCCAGAAAGTAATCCGTAAATCGCCTTGCCAATTTCATTCGTTGTCATTAACTAACCTTGCTTAATAGTTTGACAGTTTTATTTAAATATCTATCAACTGAATTTCTAATTTGATTATAAACAATCCCTTGAGTTTGTCTAAATGCCTTTATCGTTACCTTTTCACCAAATTGTTTAGCACCTCCAAATATCATATGTGCATACCATCCATTGAACCTTTTATCGTTTGGATTTATTACACTTTTTTTCTTACTAAACATCGGACCAATAACTCCAATAGGTTCTTTATATCCTTTTTCTTTCGATATTACTTGAATCGAACTTTTAATGTTACCTAATCCAAATTTATATCTAATTTTTCCTTTACCTTTTGCAGCTCTTTTACTTCCTTCACTTTTATAAAAATATAAAACATCAGGTCTTAATTTCTTTGGAGTAAAATCTCTTGTGAATCCTTTTTGTCTTCTTCTTTTTTCAGCTATTGGTGTTAATTCCCTTGCTCGTGTTTTTATGGTTTCCGAAGCTGGATATATAATGTTTTTAACTGCTTCTTCATCTCTAATCGACTTTAATAGTTTTTCAATATCTTTATTAAATTGCCTTAAATCAACTTCGCTTAACCTTAATATTCTATCACCTTGATTCTGATTTCTATAACCACCAGGAGTGTTTAGCCTTTTTGCCGCTAATGTTCGATTGTAATTCGAAAACCCTAATATCCGTTTATAAACTCCCATCAATTCCGCGTTTTAGCTTCCAACACCATAAATTGCTTCTCCTGTTCTGGTAATATTCTTTCTATATCATATACCTTTGAGTTGAAGCTAATCCGCATTTTTTCATTCAAATCCGTTCGGTATCGAACCGTAAATTCTACATTGCCAATCGCGGTTTCCCTCGCAACCATTTCTTTTTCGTCTGTACCTACTCGTTTGTATTCAACCGCTGCCCAAACAGTAGCAAAGGTTGACCAAGATTTGTTTACTTGTCCGGACGCGGAACGAGTTTCGGTTACGGACTGGATTACAATCCGTTCATTCATCCTACCTAAAACCTCGTTCTTTTTCCAGATCATATCCCTACGAATAAATTGTAATTTAATCTATCAAGTAACGATTGCGAAGCGGAGTATTTTTCCTTTGCGTAATCGCTTCTATTATGGTACATATCGGATAAAACTAATCTTATTGCTTGTCGAATCGAAGCCGGTACATCTGAACTTGCATTTCCGTATCCGACTACATAAGTAACCGTAAGCGAATTAATTTCGGCTAAAATATCTGGGAATACTTCTCCGTAAGCTGGTGTAATTCGAGCAGCTTTACGATGAAGGTCAACCTTGTATAAGGAACTGTTCCAAGTCTGTTCTACCTCGGATGTGTCCGTATAAACAATGGACGTAACCGATTGAACCGGATGCGAAGTTAAATACAAAGTCGGAAACAAATCTGTTATTTTCGCTTTAGGAACTTTGTCGTAAACTTCCGAAACAGTTTGTGTAATAAACTTCTGACCCAAGTATTCTTCGCAATAATTCGTAGCAGCCAATATAATATCGTCAATAAGCGTATCATCAGCGGATGTATCAAGTTTTAAATAATTCTTTGCCTCATTTGTGGTGAGCATTGGTGTAGATGGACCTGATGTTACCTTAAAATATCCCATTACTTGGTTTTACGCGTTGTTCGTTTTTTTGCTTGTGATGTTGCGGATTCGGCTTCGCTTGATGTTTTGGCTTCAACCTTTTTTGTTGGCTCATCCACCAAAACCGCGTACCCTTCTTTTATCATTTCTTCTGCCAGTTCTTTATGGACTAATCCAGAATGACCTACAGGGTAAGCCATTCTGAATCGTCCTACTGGAGATTTAATGAATTTGATTCTAATTAAATCTGCCATTTATTGATTTTTAAGCGGTTAAATCTGCGTCAAGAACCGCGCTGAATGAAGCTGCGTGTCTTACTGCGATATCCCACCAAGAATTTATAACTAAAGTAACCAAGGCATTTTTTGCTGAAGTGTACGGATCAACTACCAAGTCAATTCCTGCCCATTGTCCGATAAGTAATTCTGACCAATCGCAGCTAAATAATATACCGTGAAGATTCGTGCCTGTACCTTTTGTCAAATCGGATGGAACTAATGTGGTAACAAGTGACCTATAACCGTTCATTGTTCCTTCTCCTACTGCTGCACCATCTTGGTAAACAAACATACCTGTATTGTTCGCCTTTTCGGTTGTTTTCAATGCACCTCTCACTCCAGGAGTAGTTAGGTATCCAGCTCTATTAAATACACCATTTGCGCTTGTAGTATCGGTTTCCAACTCAACGATGTGAGAGAAAGTAGGCGCACCACCATTAGTGCCAATCGCAACGCTTCCAATTCCGGATGTACCGATAATACCTAAAGGTTCGCTACCTGAACCAGAACCGTTAATTGCAGCAGTATCTAATGCTTGAGAAATTGCCATTGACAATCTTTCTCTTACCATATTTTCTACATCAATAGTGGATTGAACCATTAATTGCTTCGAAATATCAGTAAATGCTCCAAGTCTGTTCGGACTCATTTGGATTCTGTCAAAAGTAGGAGATGTTTCCGCGTTCGCATCGTTTTCTCCTTCCCATACGGCAGAAGCTGCAGCATTATTTCTTGGGAAATCAATATTTGAACTTAAACCAGTTAAATAAGTTGCACCCAATCGCTCCGTTACTAAAGTAGGATCCAAGAATGGAACTAAATCTCCAATATCAGTTTGAATTGTAAAACCACCTTGTGTAGTAGTACCGGCAGTCATATCCCTTTTTTGTCCTGGAGTTCTTACCATCATTTTTGGTATGGTAATATTTCCGCTTGGATTTAATCCAGCTTGTCTTGCCTCGTGTACACCTTCTTGGTGAACTTCAGCCGCAGCACCTTCTAATCTTCCTCTTTCAACTAATTGTGTAATTGCACCATCTCTACCTGTTAACCTAAACTCGGTAGAAACCTTTTCTTCTTCTGTTTTCTTGCTAACATTTCTTCTCGCGTCCTCATTAGCCTTTCTTTTTGCTTCTTCGTTTGCTTTTCTAACTTCTTCCGCTTCAATGAAAGCCTCTCTCTCGATAGACTTATTTAAATCTTCCGCTCTTTTGCTCAATGCATCCCAATTTGCATTCATTTCTTCGGTGAAATCATTTCCACCGGCAGAACGGTGAAGTGCTGTCATCTGGTCCAACACTTCAGCTCTTTTCTGCCTCAATTCATCAGATTTTTTCATACTACTTTTTATTTAATTGATGTAAATATAATTCACGCTGCCTAATGGCATCCGTGTTGGAATTATCTTCCTTTTTATTATTCTTATTTATTATCTCATTTGCTCTTGCCATTACCGATGTAGCCTCGTAAGCTGGAAACGTAACCGGAGCAACATCGTATAATCGCTTTATTTTCTTAATGGTTCTATATACGTTTCCATCTTCCATTCGGAACTCGTCATCTTCGATTGTGAACGCAAATGAAGATTGACTAATATCACCACGCTTAATGGATTCGTACATATCTCGTCCTAACTGTGTATCTGGTAAATCCACTTCGTAAGCTAAACCTTTTTCGTCTTTCATTAATCTTAATGTTCCGGATACAGTTCTGCCTAAAACGTAATTTTGATCGTGATTGAATAATGCGCGAACATCACTCATATCGGTTTCGTCAAATGCGCTCGAATCGATTTGCTCTATGAATCCACCCAAATCACCCGATGGTGAATTGAATGTAGCTGCGTAACCGCGTACGGTTTTCTTTTCTTCTCCATCCATTGCCCTCAATTCCAATCCAAATGTTCTTATTTCTTTTTCCATTATTGGTTTGTATTTTCTTTAGAATTAGATGCCAATGGCATTCCGTACTCATCTCCACCTTCGTATCCGTTCAATCCTTCCTTCTTCCTTATCTCATTTGGATTCAATGCGCGAATGTTATACATTGTCTGATACAATCTGGCTCTTGAATCCGTATCGCCTTGCAATAATCCATCCAAATCAAATTTGACAAAGGTTTTTCCCCATTGGTCACGCGGAAATAACTTGGAATTAAATTCGGATTCGATTCTCTTGGTCCAACTTCTCAACGTGTACTGAACAAATATTCTATTTAATAATTCAGCATTATTAAAGGTTTCGGATTGACCCAACAACGTAACCGGAACACCGGTGATATTGCTTATGTCCGTGATGGTAAGCCTTCTTCCTTCGATGTCATTAGCATCAACTCCTTTTCCTGTTGCTCTGTATTTAACTCCATTTGATAGTAATGCCGTTTTACCGCTATTATCCGGACCTTGGTAATTCCTATTCCAACTCTCCTGTATTATATCGCGTTGCTCCTTTGATAGTGCTTGGTCCGTTTCCAATACACCTCCGATTTGCGCTCCATTACCGTAGAAATTCGCACCGTGTTGGATTTCGGCTATTCCTCGTCCAAGTGTATCTTGTTGGTAATCGATTACGGATTTGCCAAGTATTCCATCTTCAGAGTACATTCGTAAATGAATAATTTCCGAAGCTTTAACAGATGCACCGTGTTCGTGAATGTAATAGAAATATTCGCCTTCGACCTTAAATTGTTCCCATTCTTCCGTAATCAAATGTAATCTATCAATGTTACCGCTTGAATCGGTCATTATATGGATTAATGCGTTTCCGCCTTTGTAATTGCTTGATCCGGTAAATAACTGCCTCACCAAAGTTTCCATATACGTAAACTTGTCGCGAGTCGGCTCAGGTCTAAAATTAATTAACGGATACAATGGATGGTTAACCGCTTCGGTTATGTTTCCTTCTTCATCTTTGGTATATACCGAAAACGGAAGCGAAGCGATTTGTTCGGATAGAATTGTTACCGCTCTAAAATAGGCTGGAATTGCTTGTGATGTCTTCCAATTAACGGAAACCTTTGCTCTTGAAGCCGAAAATAAAACGGTTTGCCAAGTGGACCAGTCTTTGGCTGGTCCAATCTTGGAGTAAATTGCTGCTCTTGCCGTTTGAAACGGCTTAATAACACGTTGGATTAATGTCATAAGCAAATATTTGCGATTTTTATCGGGAAAAACCAAAAATTAATTAACAAAGTTTGGTTTTTTGTTAATTTTTTGTATATTGTGCTATTCATTAATCAAAAATCAATCAAAATGAACAATTACAAAGACCTTTTTTCAGTTTACGGTGAGTACGATGGAAAATTCTATCTCGAAACGTACAAAGACCACAAAGAAGCCTATTCAAGAT